TGTCCATCCGACCGGAGTGCCGCATGAAGAGCCATTCTCTTCTTTGTACTTCAATGCACGCTTGGCATTGTTGGTGGCTGCTTCAGGGTAATCGTTATAGGTCTCTTCCTTGGTGGATGCAAAAAATGAAGCTATCTCCTTTTCCTCATCGCCATTCATGTCTTCACCTTCATCGTCATACCCTTCCTCCTCATCCATCATGTCATCGTCCACATAAACAGCAATGGCATCTGTGTTTTCCCTGATTAATTGCAGCTCATCCTCGTTGTTATCGTAGTGCCTGCCAATACTCAACCGCTTAACCGTCTCCCACTTCATGCGGCCATTGGTGAAGTATACATTGCGCCGGCTGATGCCTACCTCTTCAGCCACTGCATACACTTCCTCGCTTGCAGACTCTTGCCGGCGGGTGATGATGTAGACCGTTTTGCCGTCCGCGATGTATCTCTTTGCAATACGCTGCACGGCCATATGCTCAAGCGTATCGTCAAAGTCAAAGCTTATTCTGTTCCGGTCTGCCTTCATGTTTTCGTGCTGCCTGGCTGTTTCACCTTCAATGGCAAGATAGGCCTGGTATGCTCTGGTGGCAGATGCTTCAGATGTGTACACACATGATCCATCACCAATTCTCCATTTGCCGTTGCTGCACCTTGTTACTGGCATTTCATTATCGTTTAGGTATTAACCTCCCTTGTGCGTCCCGTTTATTCTCAAAGCCTAACACACACCTGCAATTTATCGTAAATGCGGCCGGTGCTGCTGGGTCTAATGGACATTCGGCCACTGCCATGATGCCATTTGTCCTTCCCATTTGCTGAAAATCTTCGTACATCTCAATTACTTTACCATCTAACAAAGCATGGTCGTATTGGTCTTTCTCACTGAACCTCCGCGTTCTAAAGTCTACAGCTGATATCCACTCTTTTGTCACTACATAGTTCTGCAGCTTTGCCGCCTCAAGTGCTGCAAGGTTAGCAGCCCTGTTGCTCTCTGTTCGTGTAATGGCCAAAGCCCTGACTGGTGATGCAACCTCTTGCTCTATCAATCTGGATGTCTCAAAGAAAGTTAGCTGCTCTGTAGTGCTTTCGGTCAGGATATTCAGGATTCGCTCCTTTGTCGTAGTCTCTACAAGTGTCAGCAGTTCAAGAGCCTGGCGGGTGAGTATCTCGGTAATGGTCAGCAAAAAGTTAGCATTGAAGAATCCTATCTTCTGCCCCTTCTTTAGCTCCCTATTGACCATCATCCCAAACTCATTGGCCACTTGCTTGTGCATCTGGTTTACTGCCGTGAGCAGTTGCTCATTGACAAGCTTCAAGGACTTAAAAGCCTGCTGGAAGCCGACATCCTCGGCTTCCTTGATCAGACGTTTGGCCTCATCACTCAGAGCCTTCTGAACGCGTGGCAGGAATTTATCTTCATGCCTCTTCAGAAGCTGATGCCACCTCCTCCAGTATGATCTTCTTTGCCTTGATGTCATTGATAAGTCTTTGCCGGTATGCCTCTCTCGCCGCTTGCCTCATGTTAAATTCTGTCAAACAAGTACGCTCTGTCGGTATCTTGGGGAATCGCTGATATATCAGCACATTCACAGCCGCCAGTTCATCACGTGTCATAGCTGCCCAAGGTTTTCACCTGTGCCCATATCCATAGCCGCCTGATCAATCGGTATCATGCCTTGAGAAATATACGCTGATTCATATGCTCCACCTCTCGGCTCGTAGTTCATCGCTACCCGCTTCTCGTCAAAGGTCAGCCAGTCAGCAGAGCGCAGGCCATTGACCATTTTCTCCATGTCACGCTGCAATTCAGGCAGAGCCATGATGTCAAAGTCTATGAAAACGTTCTTATCACCCATGCGGGGAACCAGCCATCTGTTCAACTCATCACGTAGCTGTGCGCACATTGGGACGATCGTATTGGTTACAAGGTCACGCAGTGCGTTCTGGTAGTTGTTGTCGGCCATGTTGTCGGCGCTGAATAGTACGACCGGCATGGAGAAAACCCGGCACCACTGCTCAAGGCTAAATTTCAGCGTATCCACCAGAGCCATCTCGGAAGATGTAAGGCCAAAATTCAAAAACTCCCAAGGAGTCTGGAGCATGGCCACCTGGCCATACCGGTCATTATTGTTGACCCGGTCAGCCAATGCACGCTGCATATTGGCAGCTGTTTTTTCGTCAACCAGTGGGATCTGGTTGCCAACAGCTTTCGGTACCAGCGCACCTTTTGCCCCGCCATTGGCCATCAGCTTTGCAGCTGCGAGGCTTGCCTCTTTGCCCATCAGGTAGTTGTTCCATGCGGCCTTAATGGGTGACACACCGCGCAAATGCACACGCGTCACGCTGTCGAATTGTGGATTCCAGCTCTTCCACTGCAACACATCACTCTTCTGCAGAGCTATGTTTCCAGTGGCAGATGTCAGGTACCAGCCTGCAATTCCGAACAGGTCATTCGGGTCTGCCACAATATCCATGAACTGAGACGGCATGATGAGCAGCTCCGTGAACTGACCTTCATCCACACTGCCATCATTGCCCCACATAATGCCCTCACCAGTCAGGAAGCGCATACCAAAAAGCTGCTCAAAGAACTGGTCTTGGCCTTGATATCCGTTAGGACGCTTTATCAGTGTGGCCGTTGGACTATTGTCCACAATCATGTTCTCATCGTATGCAGCTTTTCTTTCCGCAATCGCCCTGTCTAATGCACCCGGATGACCAAGACCTTTAGTCAACTGCTTATATCTCTCAAGGCTTATGCGTGCCTTTGACCCGGTTTTCTTTTCGTACACATACCACGGAATAGATGCAGCCTTCCGCGCCAAGAAGCTGACAATGGCATACACATCAGCATTGTCCTCGTAAGCCTGGGTATACTTCTTGCCGTCAAACTGGGTAAGTACCTGCCCTTGGTTGACAGGGACTATGCCGTAATTGGCAGTTGCAGGGTTCAAGCCTTTGCGTCTAAGGATACGGTCAAGTATGCTCATAGTACTCCCCAGGTGAGCCTGGGCTGTTTTAGTTTAGTAAAAACGGCGTATCTCATAGCATCAACCAGGTGATCATCCATCTTCACAGGTTCTTTGTCTATAACCTTCCCGTTCATGTCAGTCTTCCACTTGTATTTTCTCAACTCGTTCAAAAGGTTGGTGCTGCTGGCCGTTACATACAAAGGTAAACTTTTCACCTTCATGATACCGGCGTAGACATCTTTGTCAGCTGGCTTGACGTTTAGGCCTGCACGGTATAGCTCTTCAATCGTTTTTGGCTCTGCTGCGTCACAGTAAATCTCAGCCATATGATCAATGACTTTATCCGGTATGATCTCAATCAGTTCACCGGTAGTTATGCCCGATTGATAATACATCTCATGCACATAGATGCACTCATCTGCCAATGTCACCCGAACCATCGCCGTTGGGTTCCGATAGCCGAAGTCAAGGCCATAAAAGACTTCGCCTTGTGGCACTGACTCAACCACCTTGAAGTGAGTGTAAATCTGCTCCTGACTTGCCCCGCGTTCACCAAGACCGAAAACCTTCCACATCATAGGATCAGCATCCTGGTAGCCTTCAATGACCTTCTTCTGTGGTGCCGGTAGGAAAGCATTGTCACGGTAGGTTGAATGTATCTTCACAGCATCATCAGAGTCAGCCAGGTGGTAGCACCAGATATCAAAGTCAGACGGGTTCAGGTCAGTAATGACCTTAAACCTGGCCCGCATGTCCAGTTGGTCAAAAAGTGCTTTACTCAACAGATTTGCCTCGTTGCAGAACAGCAAATCCCTACCTGGCCCCTTCGCCCGGTCATGATCCTCAAGGCCAAAAAACTCAACGTATGAGCCTGAATCAAAGTAGTATATGTTGTCAGTCTTGTTGTGCATGCTCTCATCGTACCAATCCCATGACTCCAGTATGTCAAAGAAATCACGCATGGCCCCACGCTTGAGATGCGGAAGGGAGTGGCTGACCACGCTAATCTTCTTCTTGTCGTTATTCGTCCCCCACCAGATTAGGCACTGCATAATCCCATAAGTCTTGCCTGACCTGGCACCTCCTTCATGGCAGATGTAGCGATATTTTGAATTTATCGCCTGAATAGTGCATTTTGCCGGTCGGTTAAGCTTGACCCTGATCTCCTGACTCGTCTGACTCAAAGATTACCTTTTTGTGTGACAGGTTGACATCTGCATTGACTTTCTGTGTATTCAGCCGGGCAAGTTCATCGTCAGATGAAAGCAGCTTAAACTCAGCTATCTGTAGGGTGGCATTGTCACTGTTTCTCCAGTTTCTACGCATTTTCTTTTTGATGGCCACCTTTTGACCTTCGATTGCCTTCTTTATGTCGTCGTCTTTGTCCAACTCATGAGTATATAGCGTAGCTCTATGAGCCTTCATGTATAAGTGAATTTCATTAAACGTAGTAATCTCTTCCCGCTCTATAATCTCCAAAGCTTGCCGCTTTAGTTCATCCCTATCGTATGCCATTTGTCAGTTTTTAACTTCAGTCAAATTTACGCCTTTGTCAGCCACCTCATACTCGTAATTCCATTTTTGCAGCTTTGCAGTCAGCTCCATAACGTCATCTGGATGGACATGCACGATCACAACCAATCCTTTTTTAGCCATTAATTCCATCTTTTTCATGACCTCGTTAGTCATTCCTATTACCATTTCGTCTCCAACGCTTGCTAAATCGTTTAGGTTTTCTATGGAATGCATCACGGTAGTATGATGCCTCAAAGGTGAGTTCTGTGTCCTGAATAGCTCCGCACACGCCGTAAGGGTCATGCCAAAAATGTCCCTGCCTATTTTGTAGCCGATGGCTCTGGCCATAACTACATGCCTCGATCTGCTCCTGCTCATCAAGACTTTCCGGGTCACGCTAAATACTTCGCAAAGTGTGTCAATGAGCAGCTCTCTGTTTTCGTGTGTGTTTAAAATCATAGTTCAAGTTTTATTCTTGGTTTGGAAATCTCTCCAGTCTCAAGGTTGGCCACCCACCACCTGGGTGTAGCACTTACATACTTCAAAGGTTGCTCCTCCATGAATCGTAGCAAGGCTGTCAAAGCCTGCTCGTTTGTGAATGGCCCTCTGGCCAAAACTTTGTCAGTGGTAACCTCAAGTAGTACAATGTTCATCTTGCTCATTGTGTTTTGTTTTGCCGGTGTTAGTGCAGTCATGCAATCAAAAAGCCGTTTTTCCTATTCCCCCTATATAATATACATTATTTATACATATTTACTACTTATATAAAAATAGAAAAAATGATTGCACTGATTGCACTGCCTTTGCTACGCATTGAATATCAATGGGTAGTGAGTGCAGACAACTTTTATTTATTGATTGCACTTGATTGCACTTTTGAAGTTGATTGCACTAAAATTAGTTGCATATGCAACTAAATAGTGCAGACAACTTATATTTTCAGCAGGCTGATTGCACTGATTAGCACATTTTTGCCATAATAGTGCAGACAGCAAAAAAGTTGATTGCACTGCCAAAAATTCAAAAAGGAGCATCTTCAATGTCTTTTATTTTGATTACAGACATGACAATTTTGACACCCTTTGTATTGCTTCTGGCCTCGGAAATTTTATGATATCCGCTTTTTTCTATGTATGTCCGAAGTCTTTTTCCGAATACTTTATCCACCATATTTTTTGAATTGTATGCCTTCATCACGTACTGGTAAAGTGATGAAACGAAGATCACCAGGTTTCCATTTTCATACTCAAAAGCCTTTGCAAGGCTTTCAGATGTGTCTCTTTTAAGGTCATAAGGCCTGAGCATATCGAAAAATTCATTCCGGTCTTTTGCAGTTCTAGCGCATTCAATACCCTGCTCCATTGTCTCAATGATACTCTCCGGCACAAGATTTTTAATGAGCCTCATGTTGGCATTTCGTTCTGTGGCTTCGCTTGTGTACTTGATGACACCTTTTGACAAATAGAGCTGAATGCATTGTACAGCAAAGTTTAAAGCCTCTATCTTCTTTTCCTCACTCCAGTCATCAGAGAAGAAGATAGTGTCTGGGAAGTCATCTCTGATGCTTCTATGACTTCCATAATGCTTTTTTATAGGCAGTACAATGAACCTGTCTTTATCACTGTCGCTCTCAAGGTTCGGCAAGTAGTTGGTCGTGATCAGAATCTTTGGGGAGTGCTTAAATGGTATGGTATAGCTCTTTTTACCTTTTGACTCAACCAGCCAGTCATCAGTGATAAAGTTGTAAAACTGATTCATCAATACATTAGGTGCCGGGTCATTGAGATAGAAAACCTGAACCCCTGGTACTATTTGCTGCATCTTAAACTGACTGTCACTTTTATAGTTCCGGCCATCCTGTTGCACTGCCCATCTTATCCACTCAATGAATTGCGCAATAAGGCCCTTCCCTGACCTTCCGCGAGCTTCTTCCTGGTCTTCGACATCTTCTATAATCATCAAAGCCTTCGCAAAATTCCGAAGCTTATAATGGTGCAGCGCATAACCAAGGGCAGACATGATGTACTGTTTATGATCTGCATCAATAGAAATATTGTCTATGAACTTGCCAAATTCTCCAGTCCCTTCCATCTCTTTCCACCTGATGTCTTTTATATGCCGGGCAAAAACGCATGCCTGTAACTGATTGTATTGAACGAGTGATGCTCCGTCTTTTGATACTTTTAATGCTCCATTCTGCAGATAGATGTATGATGCAGCCGCCTCATCTCGCATCAACTCCTGGTCAAACCTTGGCAGCGATGTCATGTATCGCATAATTGATGGCAAAAATGCCAGCAAAACTCTGCTGCTCTGCTCTCCTGAGTAGTTACGTTCCACCTCCTCTCGGTAATGCCTCACGATGTCATTTTCATTGCAGATGTATATAACATTTTCTGAAACTCTGATCAACTGCTCAGATGCATCTTCTTGACTTCCAAACTTCATCCATTGGTAGCCGCATGATTCAGCCCAGTCAATGATTCCTTTTACTTCAACCTTCCAAACCTCACCGCCACGAGTC